ATAGTAGCATAGATGCTATAACTTCTAAATTTAGCGGTACAGCTCAAAAAAAACAAGATCAAATTGATTCTTATCTAGAGAAGTTATTCAAAAAGCATCAATCTTATATTGATGGACAATACAAAAACAGAGAGGAAGGCGTTTGGATTTACTTAAAAGGAATGCCTATTTACATGACCGGTACTTACTGGTTCGGGATTCAATGGCTAAGAGAGATCGCTGAACACCCTAACTTTAGAGTTATCCGAAGTGAGCTTATGATATTTTGGGAAGCTTGCAAAGCTGACAGTAGATGTTTTGGAATGCAATATGTCAAAAACAGACGTATGGGAGCTTCCTTACTAGCTATATTCGAGATGCTAGAAGCAGCTACTTTGCATGAAGATAAATTGCTTGGCATGATTTCTAAAAAAGGAGATGATGCTAGTAAAATATTTAGAAGATACATTGCAGCTTTCAAGAGACTTCCTTCGTTTTTCAGGCCTGTATGGGATGGAACAAACAACCCTAAGAAAAAACTAAACCTTGAAGAAGCTACAAAGCGTAAATCTGCTGGATCTTCAATTTCAATGGGTAACGGACTTGGAACAATGGTTGAGTGGCACAACACAGACATTAACGCCATGGATGGTGATGCTATTTTTAGATCGCTAATTGATGAGAGTGGTAAATTCCCAAAAGATACTCCATTTTCCAAATATTGGGGTATTGTAAAAACTTCGCACAGAAAAGGCGTAGTAATTACTGGCAAATCTATGGTTGTGTCTACTGTAAATTCACTTAAAAAAGGAGGGGCTGAGTATAAAAAAGTATGGGATCAAAGCGATTGCAGAGAACGCGACCTTAACGGACAAACAAAATCAGGGCTTTACAGGATATTTATTCCTGCTAAATTTTGTCTTGAAGGTATGTTTGACGAATATGGATTCTCAATACTGGAAGACCCTAAAAAAGCCGTTAAAACAGATGAAGGTGTTTATGTGGAGACTGGCGCTATAAACTTTTTAGCCAACTCTATTGAAGCTCTTAAAGATGATCCTGAAGACCTTAATGAGTTTATGCGTCAAAACCCTGATAAAGTAAGCGATGCCTTTAGAAATGAAAGTGGTGATTGCGAGTTTAACGAGATTAAACTAGATGAGAATATTGAGCATAATAAATGGGAGCTAGAAGATACTTATAATAGCGAAAGCGGAGCATGGAAAGGTAATGCAGGCGTAGAAAGAGGGAATCTCTCTTGGGTAGACGGTATTAGATTTGGAACGGTTCGATGGAATCCAGACCCAGAAAAAGGTCGCTTCTTTATTAAGCTAGGTTGCCATCCTCCAAAAGAGTTTAGGAATAAATACGAAATGGTTCGTAAAAATGGTGGCATACTAGCTAATTCACCGTTAGCAGGACATATTGGTACATTTGGAGTTGACCCTTATAACAGGAGTAAAAATGCAGACGGAAGAGGCTCTAATGGAGCTATCATCTTAAAAACCAAAACCCATACGTGCGAAGGCTTACCGAACAATGCTCAAATTTTAGAATACATAGATAGACCTAAAAAAGTTGAACAGTTTTTTGAAGACGTTATTATGGCTTCAATTTATTATAGCATACCTTTTCTGTCCGAGCTATCAAACGAAAGGTTTTTGGCTAACATAAAAGAATGGGGTTTCCGTCATTTTAGTATGAACAATCCATTTAAAAAAGGATGGAGTGATTTATCCCCTACTGAACAAGAGTTTGGTGGAGCTCCACAACAAGACGCTAAAATTGGTGAAGCTCAGTTTTACGCTACAGAAGCCTACATAGAAGATCATGTGGGTGTTGCTAGAGATAATTCTTATCGATTAATGGGCGAAATGGGTGATATGCCATTTACACGAACTTTATATCAGTATAAGGAAGTTGATACTAATAATAGAACTAAATTTGATGCATATATCGGAGCTAGTTTAGCTGACGTCGGGAACCAAAGAAGAACTATAAAGAAAAATGTTGAACAAAAACGAATAATTGCTCCTTTTACTAAGTATAACAATAGCGGTTCCGTTTCTAAAATAGCCACGCCATGAATGATTTAAAATCAAAGAAAGTAATAGGAATACCAGATCCTTTAGCCTCAGAAAGCGAAAAGAAAGATCCTGCTTATGGTTTAAAATGGGCTATTGCTATGCAAGCCGAATGGTTTGGAGGTGGCATGATAAACAACCAATGTTTATTTACGCAGAGACATATAGAGATCGATGAACTAAGGCTTTATGTTCGAGGTGAATACGACTTAGATGGAGATAAAAACCACACAGCAAGACAACCTGACGATTTAACCTTACACAACCTAGATTTTACGCCCATTAATTACGCAGAAAAGTTTGTGAACAAGGTTACGAACGGAATGGGTAGTGAGTTTTACAGGGTAGATGTTCGGTCTATAGATCGATTCTCTTTACTAGAAAAAAAGAAAAAATACGACAGGCACAAAACGAACATGGCGGCCAATCCAATGCTTGAAAAAGCAGCAGCTCTTGGTCTTCCAGATTTATCAGAAAAAGGATTTGTACCTCAAGACTTGGCGGAACTTGATCTTTACAGCCAAATAAAAGAAAGGCCATTGCAGGAAATCGCAGAAGAGATACTTATTAATTTTGCAAAAAAAACTAATAAATGGGAGCAAACTAAAAAGAAAACCGATAAAGATTTAGTGGTTACTGATATGCAGATTGCTAGGGTTTATACGGATGAAAACAATGGAGTTGTTCCCGAATACATTGACCCTGGTACATTTATTCACAGCTTCGTAGAAATGGAGGATTTTAGCGATGCTTTCTATTTTGGATTTGTAGATACGATAACCATAAATGAGCTTAGGAGAGAGAGCGGTTATGACGATGTTAAGTGTCGTAAAATAGCAAAACTCTATGCCGGCCAAAACAAAATGAATGAGATGGCGTTCAACTTTTCTCATGCGCCTATGCAAAATATTTTGGATATTAAGATTCAGGTATTAAGATTTTCATTTCAAAGCGATAAAAAAATTGTTTTTAAAAGATATACAGATAAAAAAGGTAAGACTAAAAAAGTATCATTAAGAGACGATAGCTATACTGTTCCTGAAGGATCAGAAAAAAGTCGTTTATCTAGAAGTTTAGATACTTGGTATGAGGGCAGTTATGTCATTGGAAGCAATGAATTTATTTACAACTATCAAGAATGTGAGATTTTAGCAAAGGACGAAATGAATAAGGTTCTACCTCCGTTCGTGGTTCAGGTTAGTAACATTTATAGAAATAGACTTAGAAGTTTTCTTAAAAACATAATTCCTTTATGCAAACAGCTTCAGCGTATTCACTTAAAGATACAGCATCTAGTAGCTGAGCTAAAGCCTGACCTTATTGAAATTGATATTGACCAGGTGGCAGATCTTATTGGTGACGCTAAGGGAAGTCCAGAGGAGAATATTAAAAAGGCTATTTCCTATCTAAACGTAAAAGGTCTTGTTCTTAAAAAAAGAGTCAATATGGGCGAGGATGGCATGAAGGACGGTAATGCCGCCAGACCTATGCCGAATCAACAAGGAAGTGCCTTAGCGGCTTTATTAAATTCTTGGAGTTTCTACTATAAGCAAATTGAAGATATTACCGGACTAGATCCTGTTCAAGCTCAGTCTCTTGTTGGAACAAATCAGATGATTCAATTATCAAGCAATACAGCTACTAGACATATTGTAGATGCTACCGTAATGTTTGATAAGCGCGTATGCGAAACTATAAGCGCAAGAACAAAGGGTATTTTTAAATTTGAAAGACTTAAGCCTTTGAGAAAAATACTTTCAGATGCGGTTGGACGTGATAATATTGATGCTCTTAAAGGATTGGAAAACCGAAGCATCAATGAATTTGGTTTTACCCTTGAAATGGTGCCAGCTAAAGAAGAACTAGACGAGCTAAGTGTAGACTTAGGAATATCCCTGAAAGAAGGAAGTATAGATGTTTCTGATAAATCTGAGATATTAGCTATTGCTAGAAATAACATGAAGCAAGCTAGACAATATATGCACTTTGTTAGAGGTAAAAACATTAAGCAAAGAATGAAGGAGACTGAGTTTAACAATAAGACTCAAGCCAAAAATAATATGGAATCGGCTCAGGCTAAACAGCAAGGCGAAATTACTACATACGAACAAAAGAAAATGATTGACCTCAAATTTGAAGCTCAAAAAAGCACATTAGTTTTAAAAGAATTACAAGCTAAGATGCAAATTGAAGAACCGTTGAGAGAATCTAAATTCCAACAAGATGTCTATTTAGAGCAGATTAAAGGATTGACGGTATTAAAACGTGATCAAATGAAAGAAGAAGCTAAAGATGATAGGCAAGACTCTAAAAGCAGTCAACAAAGCGTATTGATTGAGCAAAGACAAAAAGACACAGGATCTTTTGATTTTACTAAACCAGATTTTAATTTAAATGAACTTTTAGGAGTTGGCTAGTATCTAATCCTTTTTGAAATTACATATTCAAAAATCCCATTTGCAATAATTTGTGAATGGGATTTTTCGTTCACTACCTTTTTGATTGTATTTATTCATGTTTAATATAAGAAAAATATACATTTGATATAAATTAAATAGTATTTGTATTAGTATATTTTATACTTTTGCTATAAACAATAGATAAAATACATAGTTATGGGTATCGGGAAAAATTTTTTAAGTTCATTTGGTGATAAACCAGCCGCTCCAAAGCCAGCTGAGCCAGTTGTTGATCCAAACGCTAAACCAATAGATGCAATTGATCCAGCAAAACCTTCTGATCCTATAGAACCAGTAGACCCAGTTGTTGACCCCGTAGACCCAGAGCCCAAGCCAGTTGACCCAGCCGAACCAATTGACCCAGAGCCATCGGTAAACGAAATTGATGATGAAGCTGTTTTAAAATACTTTAAAGAAAAAAGAGGCAAAGAGTTTACGAGCCTTGATGACTTCTTTAAAGAACCTGAGCCTACAGCAGATCCTTTTGAGGGTTTATCTGAAGAGGCGTCTCAATTTCTAAAGTACAATAAAGAGACTAAAAGAAGTTTTGAGGAATTTAAAACACTCAATAGAGACTACAGTAAAACAAACCCTGCCGAATTAGCCAGGGAAAAAGCTATTGCAATGAGCGATGGTTATTTAGACGGCTCTAATGTAGACGACTACTTGGAGGACGAATTGAAATTAGATATTTCAGATTTCGATAGTTTATCCCCGATTGAAAAGATGAAGTTGAAAAACTACGGAGCTGATTATTTGAAGGATCAAATAAAACTTAAAGAAAAATATAAGAAGCCTGCCGAAAGAAAAGGTGAGGTTGAAATGGTCACTCTTGAAAATGGAGAGCAAATGTCCAAAGTAAAATATGACAAACTATACGATCAACAACAAGTATATCGAAAAAGCATTCAAGAATCCTCGGATAATATCAAGGTTTCTGCTTACGATATCAAGTTGGATGATAACGGTACCGAAAAAGTGATGAACGTCGGTTATGAGTACACAAAAGAAGAAGTGCGTGATATGGCTTCCTCTGCGCTCGACATAGACGGTTTTTATCAAAAAGCTTTTGGTAGCGATAAGGGATTAGACTACGGTAAGCTTCAAGAAGGTTTGCATTGGGCTAATCCAGCAAAAAGGGAAAAAGCTATAACAGCCATAGTTCACAAAGCTCTAGCACAACAAGCTGAAGATTTTGCA